ATGTGTCTAGCTGATTGGTGCGTCCACGATTGATCGTGATGTTCTGAACATACTCAGTAATATCTACGAACTCTGTCGAACCTTCAAGGGTGTCAACCCCGTCAAGAAGGCTGGAATCTAGTTTGAAGATGTTGGCCTTAAACCCGACATCCAAATTGACCTTAAGGGTTTCCCCCCATACCGCAGTCCTAGCCATTAGAAGATAGAACCGATAGAACCAAACGAGAACTGTCCACCGGTGAAGTTCAAGTATTCCTTCAAATACTGCTCAATCTCCTGACCCACCTCAATACCACTCGCACCCAACCCAGCGTTCACCTCGATATTCACATTCGGCATACCAAAAGCACCACCAGGTTGATACACGCCACTATTAGCCAAGGTTTGTGCGCCAGTAGTCATAGCCATCGGGTTAGGCATCCCACCCAAAATCTTTGGGTACTTCTTAATCAAATCAACTGTCGCCTGCAAGGAAGCATTGAACTCTTCCTGAGCGTTCTTTGTATTTGTGACCGCCTCTTCCCAAGCCTCATACGCTGAGACCTGTTGACGAGTCGCATCCTCAACATCACGCAACGCCTGGTCGTAAAGAATGGAACCAACAGTCGCACCGAAGATCGCATCATTAAGCAATCGTTGCTGGTCATTCAATTCCTTAGTCGACTCAGTTTGTGAATCGGTAGCATCCGCAACTGACAACTTCGCCTCAGCCAAGTTAATCTCAGCACGACGAATATCCATCGCAGACGACTCAGGGTCTTTACGAATCTCAGCAAGATTCTTCTCAGCATCAGCAACCGAGAACACAGCCTCCTCAACCGCATACACAGCCCGCTCCTGAGAACGCTGAGCCTTAGCCAACTCAGCCTGCGCAGCCAACGCCTCTGGTGAACCAGCACCAAACCCACGCTCAATCTGAGCCAACCTAGCCTTAGCAGAAGCCAAATCATTATTGGCATCAGTCAACGTGGCGAGCGACCTTTTCTCGTAACGATGGCCTTCGTCGCCCCCTTCAAACCACTCGTGTCATCACCAGCCAATTCCTCAACTGAACCTTTCAGACCTTGTTGCGCTCGAATAGCAGACGGAACACCACGCACCACATAGTTATTCAAAGATTTACCAAAGTCATCAAACTTTTTCATCAACGGGTCAATAGGAATCCGCTCTTTGAATGATGCTTTTAAGTCTTCCCAAGCACCAGAAAAATCGTTTGTTGCAGATCGCCAAGCAGCTCTTGTCAAATAAATAAACGGGGATATGACGTTGATTGCTAGGGCAAATGCAACCGTTATCGCTTTGAGTGTTGAAATCATCGCAGACCCAGCACCCTTGGATTCATAGTTCAGTTGTTGAAATCCGGCAAGCAAACCCTTTTCACCAATAACAGTAGTGATGCGTTGAATCGATGGAGCAACATTTTCTACCAAAAACTCAGAGAACTTTTGCAGATATGGCAAAAGTGCTGCGCCTATCGTTTCAACAATTTCACCGAATTGTCCTTGCAAAATCTTTATCTGTCCACCGAAAGTATTTGCAGCGGTTTCCGCAGCACCGCCGAATTGGTCGTTCAGTAAGCCAACAACTTTTTCAAAGTCTTTGGACTTCTTAATGTTGTCATCAAGCGGGATACCAAGTTTTGATAATGCTGTGAACTGACCTTGGCTGGCCTTAGCCAAAGCTAAGGAAACCGAAGCAAGGTCTTTACCAGTAGCAGCAGAAATATCTTGAGCAGTATTGAGAAGGTCTTGGGATTGAGTCAGGTCACCTGTTGCTCGAACCAAAGTCCCCAGCGATGCACGAAGTTCTGTGTCCGAGGTTCCGGTGCGGAGCTGTGTAACCGAAATATACCTCTCAGCAGATTGAGTCAACGCCTCATTCGCTCCAAAGGTTTTCTCCAACTGACGTTGCAACTCTGCCTGCGATGCTTGATCTTCCATCGCAGCCTTAACCGATTTAGTCAACCCAACAGCGATAGCACCAAACGCTGCGGTAGCCCCAACCGCCAAAGCACCAAACAAAGGTGAGGTCTTAGAAACCTGACTGCCGAAACCCTTGATGTCACCGGATAGAAGTTTCAGTCCTGCTTTGGCTGCAGCGGTATCAGAAATAAACTTAACAACGAACGTCCGCTCACCAGCCATGCGACGATTCTACTCAATAACAGACAGCCCATTCAGTAAAGCGTTGAACTCATCCAACATCGCAGAATATAAAGCCTTCCCTGTCAGGCCATCCCAACGAGAAATATCTACAGGCGCATTCCACCAAGCCTCATCCAACACCTCTGAACCAGCACGACGCTGACGTGGTTGACGCACCTGCTTCGAGCGAGGCGACACAGGATTGACAACAGGTTCAACATCCAACCTGAGCGACGAATCCAACAACACACCATGACCCTCATGGAACTCAAACGGCTGATCCGGTGCATGTTGAGGCAGATAGAAAATACGAGCAGGGTCTTTAGTCTGAGGGTCACCAACCAAACCAATACGGTTATGTAACTCAGCCCACACCACACGCCACAACGAAGCAGGCACCTTCTCCGCTAATGGCAAAACAAGGTGATAGTGAGGATCGTCTAGACGATGCGAATAGGTGGAATAAGCGAACCATTCCAAACCGTCAAGACGTGCATCGTCAAACGCTTCACCGTCCATGTCCACAACCAAGGCCTCAACAAACCTGACATTACGGTTACCTCTAGTAGTGCCAGCGTCATACTCAACCGGTGACCACAACGCCCCAGCCTGCTTGACTGCGTTCTCCTCATGGAACGACAACAGCTCTTTCAACTGCACCCAAGACGAAGCCAACGGCTTCGGATAAATAGACTTCACATTCTTGAACAGAACTGCCATGACCCCTCCTCCTAGAAGGGTACAGGAAACTCAGCCAAAGTCAAGAATCTTTTAGGGTATTCAAAACCTTCTGAATAGCGTCCAGATATTCCCTAGCAATATTCTCTTTTTCCTTACGGACAGTAGGCCAAAAGAAATACGCCGAACGCCCACGATGGCGCAAGAACTGTTTCGTCCTAGGTCGAGCCTGACCACCGAACTCAGCACCAAAGAACACGTCACCCCTGGTCACCTTCCGCTTACGCTTCCGGTTCGGATTGGACTTAGAAACAAACGCAGACTTCTCACTCAACTTGATAGTCGGGATACGGTCACGCCTAGCCCGCATCCCCTTCATCACCTCAACCGCCTGACTTGAACGGGTGACAGTCGCAGCCTCAGCTTTAGCCTTTTGATTTAGGTTCTCAGCCACATTCTGTGCAGCCTTACGCATCTCCCCGTCAAACCGTTTGTCAGCCTTTGAAGCATCACGCAGAAACTCAAAGATACCTTGTATCTGAATCGCATCATTACCACCAGTAATAGTGGCCTGACCTGCTCTACCGAAAACCGCCATACAGCAAGACTACTTGTTCAGATGAATTGCTCTCCAACGCAAATAAGCAAACATCGTGAACAACATTCGAGGGTCTTCTGCCAGCAACACCGAAGGAGCAATACCTGTCTCAACAGACAGGTACGCAATCATCCAATGGGCTGACTGATCTCCAAAGGGACGATCACAGCGTCAGCTTGGTTGCCCAACTCCAAAGTCTCAACATCGTTAATCCACGAATCAAAATCCAAACCAGTTTTCTTTTGACGATGTTCAGAATGCCATGCAATATAAGCAAGGTCAGTCAAAGTTAGTTCAGCTTCAAACTTCGCAACACTCTTATTGAACTTCTTTTCAAAAGCAATAAAGTCTGGGAATGTTGCCATGATGGTTCGCTTGGACTGATCCAAAGCAGAAGTCATCTCTAGAGCTATCTTCATTTTCTACCTCCGCAGGTAAGGGTTGTTAAAGAAAAGTTATGCGCCAGTACCAGTCTTAGTTACTGCACCGTCGATTGGGTAGGTAACTGAAGCAGTTGCCAAATCGCCAACAGCACCAGCAACAGGAGTCCAAGTCAACGGAAGAACATTGAATGCGTACTGCGGGTTGCTTGAAGATGCAGCACCAGTACCGTTTGGCTTGACTGTCATAGGTACAGCAGTACCCGCAGCCCAAGCGTCGTAGAACAACTTCTCAATCGTTGGGTAGTCCTGATGCAATTCAAGTGTGATTGCATTGTCTGCAAGACCTGCGATACGGGTAACCGCACCAGACGAGCCGAAACTAGTTGTAGCAACTTCAGCCTTTGACAGGTTGAGTGTTACTGATGCTACGTAACTTGTGATGTCTTGGTTAGCTGTGCCGAAGGTGACCGCTACGTTTGTGAGAACTTGCTTTGCCATATTGGATACTCCTGCCTTCCGGCACTCGAAGATTTACTACTGAAACTCTACACGCTCGCAGGATTGCGTATCAACTAAGCGTACACCACCACACGGAAGTCAACCATCAGATATGTCGCATCGTTACCGTCCATCGTGGAGATATTCGAGGCAGACTCAACTAGCAAGTTCTGCACCACCCCACCCAACGAGCGATCCGCTTCCAACGCTGCACGAACCGAAGTCGTACCCTCATAGGACAAATACCCGTCCAAAGCAGTCTGAGCTGTGCGCTCCGCAGACCTACCCACAACCACAGACACCACGAAAATATGGGTGACTAGTCCACCACGCATTGCCCCGTTGTAGGTGATTGAATCCAACATAGGCCAAGCGAACGGAGCATTCAGATTGTCTGGTTGCTGAGCGTAAGCCCTCAAGCCTGGGATCGTGGCAAGCGCGTTAGAGATACCAGTCTTAATATCGGTGACTGAGTAACTCATGCAAAAATCCGCATACGACGATAAGGCTCGACTAGTTGAGCCATATCAGGGTCAAGGAATCGAGACACACGAATCGCGCCCAAGTCACCGAACCCAGCCACACCAAGAGGCGAGTCATAGCGTTTGAAGATACGTGAAGCCTGAATGATTGTCGCCTGCGTTATCGGCTCCGGCACAGAAGGCCAACCGAACACAGCAGTCACCTGAACCAAAGCCTGCTCACCATAGTTCGCATTCACAGTTGGGAACAGGTAATCGCCAACAGCACGAATCTTGTCGTAGCTCCACTCCAACCCATCAAGGTTTCCGTTCAACGGTTCCAACTGATAATCGGAACGAGACCAAGTGATGTCAAAAGTTCCGTCAGCCTGCGACGAAGTTTTCAATGTGATAGCAGTCCCAGCGATGTCATCAATGGAACAGTAGAAAGAATCCTCAGCCTGATACACACGCGCTGCCGTACCACTCTGCCAGAACTTGCGATTGCAATAACCATCAATCAGACGTGACGCTGCCCCAACACAGTTATCAATCAAGTCGTCATCAAGGGTGTCAGCCGTTCCAATGCGGAGAGCTGCCTTAACCTGGTTGCGTGTGGCATACCCGTTTGTGATCATTGACGAAGCTCCAGTAACTTAGCGATTTGTTTCAATCCTACTTTAGTTCCTTTTGAACGGTTACAAGTTCTGCATGAACAGGCGATATTCGATGGATCGGATGACCCTCCGAGAACTACGGGGATTATGTGATCTAGCTCAATCTGATTTATTAAAAGTGGAATATCACAGATATAACATTTTTTGTGGTCACGTTGGTAAATCTGGACTCTTCTCGCTGTAGATAAAGTTCTTGACTTGGCTCTGTGCTTAGCCGTGTGATCCATTGATTTGCAGGTTTTTGAACAGTAGATAGCGTTTCTTTTTTTGTTCACCAGACTTGATTCACATCTCAAACAAGAATCAATAAGTCTTTTTCGTGAGTCTCTTAATTGTTTTTGTTTCTTGTTTTGGAACGTGTAACCACATTTTTCAGAACAAAATCTTTGCGAGTACTGTTTAATCAAAAACAGGGAATTGCATAAATCACAAGATTTGTATTTACCTTGTTGACCTTTTCTAATTGCCATAACCTAAAGACTAGTTGATTGACGCAGCACCACGATATGGAACACCCTCAAGGGAATAGTTCACAAACGGGTTCAACGAATACACCTGACATGAATACACATCCCACAGGCGTTGCTTCATCGCTCGAAGGTGCATCTCATACAAAGCCCAATGCGAATCACCTGGCACATAACCGTCAACCCTGTCACGCCCACCCAACGAACCACAGTCAGCCCCAACAAGGACAATGAACTTTGCGCCCATGTGCGCTGCAAGGTGCATCGCCCCATGAATGCTTGATGAGCCGATAGTCAACTGACCAGACAACACAGGCCAATCTTTTCCATGCGGGTCAAAGGTTGAACCTGGTCTGCCGGTGCGGGTACCGAACGTGGTCAGATTTCCAGCACACCCAGCAAACACCCCATCGGTACCATGCTCACGCTCAGGGGTAAAGGCACCGATACAGTCCTCACGTTTCGCCTCGTGCTGAGCGTCTTCGTGATAATGGCTGAAACAGTAGTAACCCTTCAACCCGAATACTGAGCCAACGAAGTTAACTGCGATGGTCACCTTGTCGTCAAAGAAGTTTGGTGTCAGATAGTCAAGTGTTGCGCCTGAGCCAAGAACATAGATTGTCTCTCCTTCATGGAGATTCTCGTAATCATCCATCGGGTCGTATTCTCTTAGTCCCATCCCAACTCTCTCCTTCGTGTTAAATCCCAATGACCCGCATCGGGAAGACCTGACTGCCATCGCATCGCATGAAGCGCACCATTGGCAGAAAAACTTTTCGCATTCTTTTCTTGTAACTCTGGTGCTGATAAAAGCGTAGATGAGTTGTCGTGAATTATCCCAGCGTCAGAAGTCCAGAACTGCACGTTCAATCGTTGCGCACGTTCCTGAAAATCGTTGTCCTCGAAGTAGGCGGGAACATAACATTCCGAAAACAACCCAACCTTGGCAATCACCTCAGACCCAATCCACGCACAAGACCAACCAGGCTGAGCCTCAGTCAATGTCACCGAATCAGGTTTGCAATCGTTGTAGAAAACTTCTAACTGTCCAGGCTCAAAGAACGCATCAGAGTTCAAGATGATCCAACCGTCAGCGTGAGGCGTTGCTTTGATGCCGAGGTTCCATGATGGAGCAACACCGAGATTCGTAGGCATTGACCAGACGTGATAGTTCTTGACGTGGCGACGGTCAATCACCCAAGGCCAATCATGCAACGTGGACTTACCACCGTTGTCGATGACGATGAGTGTTTCAACCGGAAAGTCGATTGACCGCAAGCAGCGTTCTAGTAGGTCATACCTGTTTAGGACGGGGACGATGATGACTGGCACCATTCCGACAACTCCTTCATGATTGGTTTCCAATGGCTCTCAAATACGGCATCAGCTTCATATTGGCTGGCAAAGGCCACAGCCTCCTCTGACACGCCTCTAGGGGCTTCGTAGGCCTCAATCAGGGCATCCACGATGGATGGCACCTGTGGGGTGCAGAACCAAGACTTCTGATGGCTATCCCAGAACGGCTGGATTGCCACAGCTGACCCAACCCCAACCAACTCAGGCTGAGCGGTGTAGTCGGAAACGATGACCCGTGTACCGCAAGCCTGAGCCTCGATAACAGGGATACCGAAACCTTCCCCCATCGAGCAGGCCAACAGCACATCCGAAGCGGTGTACAACGCTGCTAACGCCTGCTGAGGGAAACCAGTCCGATAGGCGTAAGGGTCAACAATCTTGTATTGCTCAGGCTTCACACCACACGCATCGAGCAGGTGTACAAGGTTGATACCACCCATCGCACCATCACGTTCCGTGTGTAGATATAACAAAGCATCAGGACGGTCTTGAGCGAAGATAGCGAACGCCAGAATGTTCTCACCAAAAGATTTGCGTGAAGGGTTCTGACCTTTGTTCGCAGCGTTCATCATCACAACAAACCTGTCCTCATCCACCTCCATCAACTGTCTGCCGGTGAACTCGCCACGAGTATTCGACAACTTCGGTGTAGGAACAAACACCTTCTCAAACGCATGAGGCGCATACATCGCATCAACACCCGCGTTCTGCAACATGTCCAAACCAAACTTAGACATCGCAATCGGTTTCACATTCGGACGCTTACACCAAGCCACAACCTCTGGCGGGCAAGGCGCATGGTCAATCGGAACCCACGAAGCGATATTCGGAACCTGATCCAACGATGGTGACTTCAAGACCCACACATCAAACAACGTCATCAACATCGCAGGAATCTCACGATTCCCATTCGCCCAATCCATCCAATGCGCAACCAGCACATCATCGGAATATGGTGACATCCCTCGTGGATAAAGTTTTATGCCATTCCACATCGAAGCCATACCCTCAATGCCGTACATCGCATGGATTGCTACTTCGTGTTTTTTGGTGAGCCTTTGGACGACTTGCGCTGTTTGGGTTCCGTACCCTGTTGGTGCGAACGGGGCGTTCGAGTACCAGAGGATTCGTAACGATTCGGCATTGGTAAATCTGCCAGCTCTGGCAAGTGCGCTATTCCCCTGTGGAGCAACAACTCCGCTTCCAGGTCTGGTAACTCGACCGGAGTGTTTTTTATTATTACGAGCATTACCCACCATTCTCTCCTTCGCAGGTCGCAGGGAATAAAAAGAAATGAGGGTAGGTCGCCCTGCGTGTTCGACCTACCCTCAAACTTACACCGATATTGCTATCGGTTGCACTACCTCAAACCAATTATGGCTGGAGGAGGTGCTTGATGTGTGATGTCTGTGGCAGATCGCCGTCAGCGCGGAATGTTGCGCGGAAGGTGACGAGGCCTTGATTGAAGGCGAAGTCATCTGAACGATCCAAACGAAGTCCACCAACCGTGCGCACGAAGTACGAAGGTAGGTGACCAACGATGACAGACTTGGTTCCGCTTGCTACGTCAACCATTGAAGGGTTCTCGTAGATTGGCTTACCAAGCAACATGTCTGGGCTGTCCATTGAAAGGGCAGGCTGGAAAACATAATTTCCGGCGGTGTCCTTCAACTTGCGAACCTGACCAACGGACTTACCGTTCATCATCCAACCAACACCTGGAAGGTTGCGAGCTGCACCATCCAAGGAGTAGAGGAGGTCAATGAGGTTGTCTGCGGTGAACGCTGTTGCGGTGCCTGCGGTACCACCAACGGACGATGCCGTGACGATTCCGTTTGCTGTGTCAGTTCCCGAACCAACAGTCAACGCTGAACCAACAGCGTAACCGAGTGCGTTACCAACCTGATCTGCCAAGAATGACAGCATGTCCACGCCTGAGTCTTCAAGCAGTTCAGTTGATACTTGGGTGAGGAAGCTGTACTTGAACGCGCTCAAAGTGATGAACGAGTTGAATACTGGATCGGATTCACCGATTGCTGAACCTTCGCCAGTAACAGTTCCAACCGAGTACGTTGACAACGATGGGATTTGGAGGTTCTCTCCACCAGCGGTGTTCAACACAGTTGAAGTCTGCAATACAGGTGCGATCAAACGCGCACGCATGATGACCTGATCGTAGAACGAAGTTGGCACAGGCGAACCGGTGCTTGACTTCAAGATGTCACGCTTTTCAAACGTGTGGTTACGCTTCTCACCTGTGAACAATGAACGCAGTTGCGCTACATCGTCGCTTACTGGTGCGCCTGCAATAGGACGAACCTGATCGGCAATTTCACGGGTTGCTGAGTCCATGCGCAATTCACGAGCTTCGTCTTCACGAAGTTTCGCGATGGTCTGCGCACGCTCATCCAATTCCTTCGAGATTCGCTCGTAGGTTTGGGTTTCTTCTGCTGTGAGGTCACGCTTCTCTGCGGTGGCTGCATCCAAGATTGACTTGGCTTCATTCCATGCACGATTGCGAATCTCAACCTGACGGTCAATATATTCTTTCATGATGTTTTCCTTCTCCCCGTAGGGATGATGTTGATGTTTGGATACGCAGGAGATTTAACTCAAATCTGGTACGGCTCCGTACACAGCAACATCGAAGGAGGCTCCTCGCATTCGACGCAGTAACGAAAAGATTACTAGAAGTTCTTCAGCAATTCAAGATGCTTCGCCAACACACCAACGCTCGCAGGAGCAGACTGTGGTGTTGGTTCAAGTTTCGCAACTGTTTCACGCAACAACGCAGCATGATCAGGTGCCAAGGTTTGACCTGATTCCAACGCTGTTATCGCAACCGCAAGCTGATCGGCATCGATACCGGTGCGAGTAGCAAGCGCATCAAACGAACGAACCGAAGCCGATGTCGCTGCATACGCTGGGAAACCAGTAACCACCGAAACTTCATAGAGTTTGATTTGACGCAACTCACGGGTCATACCGTCATCAGACCAACGGTCACCACCTTGAGGAACCGTGAAACCGAACGACATCGAGTCAACGTCTTTGCGTTGCATCAAAACCGACAGGTCACGACCAACGGTTGTGTCAGGCAAATCGGCCTCAACAAACAAACCTTTAGAATCCTCAACCAAACGCATCGTCTTAGCCCTAGTGGTAGCCAACAGCATTGACGAATCATGGTTCATGTACATACGGATATTGTTCCGTGACTTCAACGACTTAGCGAACGCGCCAGGCATAATGCGCTCAATGAAAGGTAGAGGCTCAGAGTCAGAGTTGAATACTGCTGCATAACCACTAAAGGTCATGCCGTTCCCTTCTGGGGCTGCACGAAGTTCAAAGTCATTGAATGTGATGCGACGTGTCTCAACCTGTTCAGCCATACCTGAAACATTACCAAACTCAGGTTCACTAGTGCGATTAAATGAGAACACCCGATCCGATGACTCATCATCGTCTTCCTGCTCATCTCTGATTTGTTCAACCTTCTCAGCGAACCAATTCATCGCAGGTTCAGGATTCAACGGGTTAATCCCCCAAAGATAGAAGGCCACAGCACCAGCACCAGGGAACTCCTTGTCATCAGCGTTCGAGTTCTTCGCAGCATCCAAATCAACCATGTGACGTGCAGCCCAAGCGTTCGCACGAATCACCTTGTCTTCTGTGATCCGACCAGCAACCATCTCACGAGCCTCACGAACAGTCGAGGCAACAATTCCCGCACCCGCCAACTTCTTACCGTAATAGTCCAAACCTTTACGCGCAGCCGATTTGATGTACTCAG